TTCTGTATGTTCTGTACCGTTAGGCCGAAATTCTGGGTATGTGGGGGTGGGTCCAAGAAAGGGGGTCAGGGACTCCCACTGGCCCGACCGAGGGTAGTACCCCTGGGCCTTAATGGGTATCGTCTCAAGGACATTCTTTAAGATTGTGCTTGCATTATGGCCTGAGTATGGTATACTATGTATAGTCAATAACAATTTAATAGGAGGATATGATATGACATTAAAACAAGCAATTAGAAAAGCCAAAGAAATGAACCAAAAGTATGGCCGTACATACTTAGTGAGTAAAACCCTGACATTGGGCTTTCGTGTAGATTCTGACCTGTATTGCTCCTGCTGGCCAAAAATAATTTGGGAAAACATAAAAGTATATAGGCTAATTTGTACATAACCACACCCCACCACCCAGGCCGGGCAAGATTACCCGGCCTACACTTCTATCCAATACCCTACTATTCCCATAGGGATTGTGGTGGTGTAACGATTCGTTACACTTATGGGGTCTGAACGACCTATAACACGCGCACACTAATACGCACTAATCACATTAGTGTTTTCGCGAGTTTGAACTCACTGCTATATAAACCCAAAGTATATATTATAACATTGATACTTTATATCATTGATACTTATCTATATGTTATAATATATACTTTCACTTTACTACCGTATAAGTATAGAATAGGGTACTAACTAATGTTATATAATGAGCATTAGTATGGCATACGTTAAGTACTGGTTTTAGCGGTGGGTTAGCGTGTACCCATTAGTGTGATTTGGCCTCGGATCGGCCTCGGTTTGGCCTGGATCATGGTCCCGGCTGGGTTTTTGGTTCTGTTCTGTCATGTATAAATATTATAATATATACTTACATAAATGTATAAATATATACTTTTATACTTGCAATGTATCGGTTTGTGTGTTATACTATGTATAGTCAATAGAGTTTAACTGAAAGGGTTTGATATGAAGTTCAAAGAATTAGTAATTAATGAGATGTTTGAATTCGACCGTTCAGGTTTGCCGCTCTGTCATGGACTAAAACATGGACCGTGGATAAAAATATCGGCACGCAAATACATTCATAATGAGTATACCCGTATTGAATACCGTATTGGGGCTATCAATGTAAAGGTAGAAAAACCCAAACCAGTATGCACTCCGATTGACTTCTTGAATCCAGCAGATCGGCAACGAATTGAGGTATATCAAGCTAATAGACAATAAACTCCATAACCGACAGCCGTCAAGGATAGACGGCTCAAGGTTATGCAGTTTAACAGAGTTTAACTAAAGGGGATATGATATGTTATACCAAAAAGCAAAAGTCGAAAACGGTCAATTAGTAATTACTGAGATAAAGGTGATTGACCAAAGCAAGTTAACCAATGATTGCTGGCTAATACAATTTGATGGCTTATTAGCTTGTGAGACATGCGAAGTCAAAGATACACCGGAATGTGGCAGCCAGGCAATACGCAAACAGCTACTAAAGCAATAAACTCCGCAACCGAGAGCCGATTTATGTCCCTTGTCGGCTCAAGGTTATGCAGTTTATCTTTAACAATATCTCAATGCGTGATATGCTATTACTTGTAGTGTTGGCATATCTGGCCAAACAGCGATTTATGGCGTTCTACAATAAATGGGAGAAATAACATGGCAATCCAAAGAAGAAAACGAAACGAATTGTTAACCAAACAACACGACTGTTGCAACCTATGCGGCCACCACTTCTCAAGAGGACTACAAAACTGTTATGACGAAGCAACCGACACGCTGTTATGCCGCAACTGCCTAATGCTGCTCACGTTTTTGCGCGTAGCTGTTGTGAAGGGTATGGATTTAGTTAAGGCTGCTAATTATGACATGGATAACCGGATACCAGCTTAGCCGGGTATCGGCGTTACTGCTTATTATCGCTGATATTTTATTTTGTACTTGCATTGTATTGAGTTATATGATATAATTTAGGTAGAAAGTGAGGTGTGATATGGGCTTAGAAATAGAATATAGGAATAGAACAAACGGGAACGGTCATTTTTTCGATGTTGATACTATGAGATTTTTCAAGTCTCATATTGGAGCAGTAGGCAAAAAAGGAGATATTTGGTTCTTTATAACATCAGAAAAACCACCACATGGGGATCGGGCCTATTGTGTTCGGAGAATGGGACTTGACGGGAATATAATTACTGTACCCATAGATGGTGTGGGATATGGTAGTTGTTGTTCCATGACTAAGTACCAAGCCAATAAACTATTCAAAGAACTAACAAAATAATAAGGAGATCGGTCATGGATATAGGAATCGAATATCAAACGGCAAGCATTAAAGCAATGCGAAATATGAAGATAAATAGACTACGGCAATTAGTATTGTGGGGTTACATTACGCAGCAACAGGCAAACGGGCAATATCGACAATATCTGCGTGGTGTTTTCCCAATAGGCAAGATACCAGAAATAGGAAAGTGAGGTACTGATATGAAAACAAGACAAATCAAGTTTACAGTAATAGCCAAAAAATGGTTTGATAAGATAAACGGCAATACTTATCACTCCGTCCGATGTGTCCGGCACAGAGACAATGCTGTTGTTGTTGGTTCATTCCGTTATGGTTATGGTGAACACTACAAGCAGACAGCCTTAGATGAGATGTTCGATGCGGGATGGTTCAAGAATTTTACCCGCCCTGTTTTGGCCAACGCTCAAAGTGAAAACAAATTTGAGGACGTGAGCTATACCCGTCCGACACTTTGTTTATTAGAACGTGAAAAAAACTATCCAATATTATGGAATATGTCGGAAGGGTTAAAACGTGATTGTATAGCAAACGGCATACAAAACTAACCACACCACACCACACCACTTCAACCAGGGCCGCAACAGGTACGGAGAAAAAAACTTGTTGCGGTCTCATTTTTTACTTGACTTGTTGGTGGGGATATGTTATACTTTAGATATGATTAAACAAGTAAGCGAAAAACAATTTGATAGTTTTTATGAAAAACGCAATAAGTTAAGTTTACCACCAATAACTTTTGAGGATGTTTGGAATAAAAGTAACTCTGTTATAGTTAGGAAAATCATCCAACAAAAGGTTATTGGTTTTATTGTCAATTGGGCAAGATTTTATATCGTTTTGGAGGAAGTTGAGAATGAAGTTATCAAAAGTTGATATTGATAATATGGCCAAAGCCTTGTCGGATAAGCTGTTATGTTCGGTCGGGCTGAAGGATGCCAAAAGGATAGCCGCACAGGTTAAGCGGAATCTGAGGACAGAGGATAAAAGACGTGAAGCATTAAACACCCCCAGTCGGGGGTGGATATGATAGCAATGAATTGAGTTCGTCCCTTGTGGTGGACGTGGTGACTTCAATTTTCAAGAAAGTGAGGATAAAATGAAAGTTAAGAATATAACAGGTAAGACAGGACGTGCAATAGCTAACCAGTTTATAATAGAAGATGCTGGTCATGGGGCAAACGGAAATTTTCTAAGCAGACGAGTATTTCAAAGTTATGAAAGCGTTATCGCTGTAATAACTGTTTGGGAAGATGGAACACGTATTGAGCTTGATCAAAATAAATGGGACTACTCCAAAACTACTGGTAAGTATCGCAACCAGTTTTTAGGTGAAACCAAACGAGAAACCGAAAAGAAAATCAAGTCTGGTGAATATGTCTTGACAAACCTTAATTAAGATTTAACAGGCCAACAGGCCGGGAAGTGAGGTAATTGGATGAAAGCAGAACGAGCAGAACAAAAACAGGAATTTGTACCAGTAATAGTAACACTGGAAAGTCAAGAAGAAGTGGATTCTCTTTATACAATAGGGAATCACGTGAAAATTGGTAGAGCTTTGCCCGCGTTAAGTCGTTGTTATCGTCAGTTCGCACCTTTTGTTTCTGGTGGCGAGTATAAGCTATGGCACGACCTTGACAAAGCAATACGCTAAACCCGCAAGCAACGGTCAACTGCAACGTCCGAGCGTTAGAGGTCGTGACTACCGGACGGTCAGAGTTTATGGGTTTAACTGAAAGGAATATGGTGGAACATAACTATCTAATACTATCAGCACGTTTAACAGAACTGGAAATGACTTGTTTGGCGTATTGTCAAATATGTAATGATTGCGCAGCCGATGGCGAATGTGAGCTACAAGAACGGGCGGCTAATATTATTGCAGAAAATACAAATAAGACTTGACAAGGGGTTTCGGTTATGGTATAATATGGGGAATGAATAGGAGAACTAAAATATGAAAGACTATCAACACGGTGTAATTTTTTGTAAATGTTCTACACGTATGCACTGTAAAGGACACCATTTTAAGATTTTTGAAGGAACACCAAAAAAGAAACGTTGTCCAAATTGTAATAAGAATCGCCCAGTAATGGTGCTAAGGAGAAAGAAAAAATGAAAAAGAAAAGAACACTTAACCAAACATGGGTACTATGTCTCAGGATGTGGCGGTGGATTGCTAAGGTGTGGCAAACTCCGCGTTATAGGCGATATGATGTTATTGTACTCAAGGATATGTGGCTTAGGAAAAACGGTTTTCGTTATATACGGGCGGATTGTTTTTTCTGTGATTATAAAGGAAGTGACCTGTGCTGTGACCAGGCTTGCCTCGGATCACTTGTTAATCCTGAATTTAACTGTTGTAATGATGATTATAACTATGTACACAAACCAGTCGAGTTTTACAAAGAACTCCTGCGGTTAAACCGAATACGAAAGGCCAAGAAATGACAATAAACAAGTACAGGCTCAAAGCCACGCACGGGATCACCCCCGACCAACTTCGTAAGCAATTCTATACGAACCAGAACAGACGGTGTGCTGTCTGTGAAAACGAGCTTGAGTTTGGTCATGCAACTTGTTATGATGGGCCAAGTGGTAAGGTGGTGTGTCGGAGATGTAAGATGTTGTTGAACGCCATACGGTTGGCATTGGGTGATAGACTGGACCGGGCGATGGCGTTGGTGTCGGGTAGTAAGGATGGTGACGGGGATAACGGTCGTGCCGATTAAAATTTTCAAAAAGTTCCCAAAAATGTTCAAATATTCTGGATTTCTTCCAGAATTACCGAATATGTTGGGGTTATATAGAGGGATGATGAAAAAACGAGTGATAACACAATTTGAAGAAAAAGTTTTACGGTTGGTTCATCACGATTTTGATGGGCTTTCTACTGAAGAAGCTGCGAAGAAAACGGAGTGTTCCATTGAAATCATTGAGACAACATTAAAACAAATAGAGAAGTTGGCCCCCCAACTCTTTCCCATCCTTACCCCACAACACCGGGCGATATTATTGATGTATGATAAACACATGAGTCGGGCTTCCATTGCTGTGGCGTTGGGGGTTACAGAACAGGAGCTACATAAAGAAATAGCTTTTTTGCGGAAACATAAGTTTTTGTGGAATCGCAAGGTGGACCAGTATGATCCACTGATGGATAGTCGGGTTAAGGAGAGGTTTTAATGATATTACTTATTGATGATGTTCGTAATTTTCATGCAGATATTGTACTTAGAACAGCAAAAGCAGCTATAGAATTTTTTATCGTTGTGGGTGATAATATGTCTTTTGAAAAAGTTTATCTTGATTTTGATTTGGGTGATGGAATAGGATTAGATGTATTAAAACAAGCAATTTTTAGCAATGCAATTATCCCAAAAATAATTCTTGTAACAATGAATCCTGTTGGAAGAAAACAAATGGGTGATTATTTGATAGACAATGGATACCATAGTTATGACGGGTTTGAATTTAATGTATAACTGGCAAACTAAAATACAATACGTCCGGGGTGTCGGGCCGACAAAAGCCACCGAACTCAAAAGCATGGGCATCGAGACAGTAGGTGATTTACTCGAATACCAGCCCAACCACCATATTTACCCCGGCATAACTGCAATCAAAGACCTCAAGGAAGGCCATGCCATAATCAAGGCTAAGATAGTTAGCATTGATAGACTCCCAGGTCGAACACCAATCGTTGAAGCGAAACTGAACGATGGGACAGGAACTTGCAAGGCAATGTGGTGGAATCAGATATTTATTCTCCAAAATCTACGGCCTGGAATGACAGTGACATTCTGGGGTAAGTATAAGGCTGGTGTTTTGCAACAGCCGAAATTCTCAACCTATGGGTTGATGAATTTGGAGAATATTACTGGTGGGGATTATGGTGTCCACAACAGGACGATGAAGATTGCGCTGAAGGAAGTATTGAGTAGCGCAGAGATACCTAATATATCTGGTGGGGTTCCAACGCTTGAGACTTTCCGTTCATTACATTCCCCAAAAAACAATGCTGAGTATAAAAAAGCGTTGGAACTCCTCAAGTTTAATGAACTGCTCCTACTGTCGTTGGCAATGTTGAAGCGGCGGCAACAGGCTCGGTCTGGGGGTGCTTCTGTTATTCCTTTTAATACCCCAACAGACCAAAAAATATCGGGTTATTTTCCGTATAAATTTACATTAGAACAAAATAAGGCTATTGGAAGCATTGTTCTTGACCTTCATTGTACTGTCCCCATGAACCGGCTTCTACACGGCGAAGTGGGAAGCGGAAAAACAGCCGTTGCGTTTTACGCGGCTATGCTCGCGGCCCTGAATGGAAAACGGACACTGATACTCTGCCCGACTACTATCTTGGCTCAGCAACATTATGATACTCTACGGGATATGGGGTGGGATGATGTTGAATTAAGATTAAGTCATACAAATAAGATTAAAATAGATAAATATTGTAAATCAATTGTTATTGGAACACATAGTATATTAAATTGTCCGATGTTGCTTAAATCCGCTTCCCTCGTAATCATAGATGAGTTTCAGAAATTCGGTGTAGAACAACGTGCCAAAATACAGAAACACAATCCCCATACCCTCTTAATGTCGGCCACACCCATTCCCCGGACACTGGCTATGTCTGTGTTCGGGGATTTGGATGTGACCGTAATACGCGAACTCCCGATTAAGCGTGGCCCGGTTGTCACCCGATGGGTACTACCCTTGAAACGGGAACAGATGTATGAGATTATCGAAAAGGAACTGGTTAAAGGAAAACAGGTGTATGTAGTGTATCCTCGTATTGACGGTGGGGAGGATGTGGAATCAGCAGAACGGGGTTTTCGTAAAATATGCAAACGATTTTGGGATGATTATGACGTTCAATTACTTACGGGACGTGCCCCACAAGAATCTAAAACAGAAGTGCTTCGGTCATTTCGAGAAGGCCACACAGACATCCTCGTCTCAACTATAATAGCTGAGGTCGGACTTGACAACCCAAACGCATCAGTCATGGTAATAGAAGGTGCTGATAGGTTCGGACTGTCCCAACTCCATCAACTTAGGGGCCGAATATGTCGGTCAAAAGACACCACGTTCTGTTTCATGGTATCAAACACGGCCAATGAAAAGTCTATCGCCCGGCTTGATGTCATGGAGAAGTGCAATGACGGATTTGAAGTGGCTGAGTATGACTTACGGTTACGGGGGCCGGGTGAGATGTTCAGCACCCGGCAGCATGGACTCCCTGACTTGAAATTTGCCTCGTTGTTGTATGATTATGACTTGCTGGTGAAGGCCCGTGAGTTGGCCGGTGAGTATATTGGTAAGTTGGATGAACCCAGTAATGTTGGGATAAAACAGATGTTGGAAATAAAATATGGTGATACGATTAAGTTAGGAGAAATTGCATGACAGAGCAAAAAGCTGACAAAGAACAACTCTTTGGCCACCCTCGATTCTATGAGATACTTAAAGATATGGCTGACCTACATAGCAGAAAAAACCATGACTACGCCGGGACATCAGACCCACTTAAAAACCTACGGGCGTGTACCAGAATTGATTTGGAACCATTTATGGGGGTGTTGGTACGGCTTCAGGATAAGTGGTCTCGTCTGGAAGAATTTGTCAAGAGTGGCAAACTGATGGTTAAAAATGAATCAGTTATTGACACATTGATGGATAATGCTGTTTATAGTATCTTGGCAATAATCCTTTATGAAGAACAGTTGAAAGAGAAGAAAAGTTAATGCGAACTTTATTTTTATTTTTGATGGTTACATCATTCTTTGGTTTGGGGGTGGTGGATTGCTGGAATAAGAATTGGCAAACTGGAACAGCATCTATTTTACTTGGGGTTGTTCAAATACTTGTATTTTGGAAGGGGAAATAAATGATAAAAACCGTATATCTTGATATGGACGGGGTAATAACTGATTTCAATAAGGCTGTTTGCACAGAATTTGGTTTACCATACCCACCACAAATATATCATTTCTTTCCAGAAATTCGGAAAAAAGTCAATGAATTTTGTAACATATCGTTTTGGCAGAATCTCGAATGGATGGATGATGGGCGTGGGATATTGCGAGCAATTATGGGTACGCTTGGTCTTGAAAAAGTATATTTCCTTACTGGAATGATGCCTAATGTTGAGTCTGGGACGGGAAAATTGTTATGGATACACGATAACTTGCCTATTTATTCTAACCGAGTGATTCTCCACACACTTGATGTTCCTAAGTCATCCTTGGCCAAACCAGATACACTACTCATTGACGATAAGGATGAGAATGTTGAGAAGTTTGTCAAAGCTGGGGGTTATGGGATACTTATAAACCGCCCTTGGAACAAGGGTTATGAAAGGGCAGACCATACCGTTGAAGATTTAGAAATAGATTTACTTAGTATTGTCCATGATGTAGGAGTTGACAAATGAGCAGAGTCCTTGACATTGGTGATCCACATGAACCCGTAGCACATCCCGGATACCGGGCGTTTTGCCGAGACTTAAGACGGAAATACAAGACAACCAAAACAGTTATAAAAGGTGACATCTGTGACCACCATGCAATTAGTTTTCACGCTGCAAATCCAATGTGTGCTGGTCCCAACGATGAGTACCAGTTGACCAAACAAAGGATGCGATTGTGGCATAAAGATTTCCCAAAAGCGATTATTACAATAGGAAATCACGACATGCGAGTTATCCGACTTGCAGAATCAGTCAATATTCCACCCCAGTATTTGCGTAACTTTAATACAATATGGAATACACCAACTTGGAAATGGGTTGAAGATATTATCATTGATGGGGTGTACCATTTTCATGGCACTGGTAGAAGTGGTTTGTATCCGGCATATAATGCCATGAAAGACCACTTAATGTCTGTATCTATGGGGCATTGTCATACAGCTTCGGGTGTCAAGTGGTCGGCAAATCCAGACCAGCGGACATTTGGTATGGATGTGGGTTGCGGAATTGATGTTGATGCTTGGCAGTTTGCTTATGGCAAACACATGAGGAAACGACCTATCTTATCAGCAGCAGTTATTATTGACGGCGTGCCACAGCATTTTATCATGCCATGTGGTTGCAAAGAACGTTACCATAAGTCGAGGTTCTAATGGGTAAAGGATCACAACGCAGGCCGACAGCTATTACTTCCCATGAGGAAAGGCTTAGGTGGTTGTTAGCTTACGGTAAAATCACCTTTAAGGAATATGAGAAGCGGTATAAGGAATTGAAACGGCAAGGTAAGATATATAGGAGATTCTAATGGACGAAAGAAAATACCCATGTCCTAAATGTGAAACAGGGGAATTATATGATGATAATGCTGGTGGTATGTTTGCATCGATTATAATGTGTGATAATCCTGATTGTGATTATGAAGATTTAAGTGATGTATGTGGGTGTGTTATAAGTTAGGAGATTCTAATGAGTCTTAAAATAGGGCAAATGGTGTATGGTTTTTGTGGTGGAATTTTTGGGCGAGATTTTGATGCCTACAAAGATAAACGAGTTGAAGCGATTGGTTTTGATTGGATTATATTGCGGGATGAAGATGGTAATGTACATTTTGCGGTAGCGGATGAATTACAACAACTTGAAAATTATACCACACCACCAGAGGAGAATGAGAATGGGTCTTAACCGATACAGAAACAAACCGTGCAACTGTGGGTCTGGGATGAAGTTTAAGCACTGTTGTTTACAAGATCATTATAAACAACAAGCCGGATTAGTGACCAAGTTGGCCAAGAAGGTACAGGAGAAAACGGCTAAGTATTTTCAGAAGCGGTATAAGAAGATTACAGTTGGTTGTGACATGGGGGTGGGGAAAGATAAAACTGTTAGAAGGATTATAGAGATAAATAATGACCAATAACTATCAAGACATTCTGAAACAGATAGGCTACCCAACGGACATCCTCTGTTTGGACTTTGAGACATATTTTGATACTGAATACTCATTGAAGAAAATGTCCACTATTGAATATATTATGGACGAGAGGTTCGAGTTGACTGGATTGGGGATGAGCTGTGAAGAACAGGCGTTCAAATTAGCTTGGGGTCATTATGAAAGGCCAGATTTTATAGAGCCATGTGACATCGACTGGTCTTTGCGGTTGGTAGATTGGGACAAGGTAACAGTCCTCGTCCAGCAAGCCCGATTTGACATCACCATCTTACAAGAGAAGTTCGGCATTGTCCCCAAGTACATAATCGACCTCAAGGATTTAGCTTCCCACTACGATGCCCGAATGTCACACAGGCTCGCGGACATGGCCAAGATGTTCGATCTAAAACACAAAGGCGACACAATGCAGTTCAAGGGGTTGCATTGGAGCACCATGACCGAGGAACAGCGTAAAAACCTTGCTGAATATACCATAGGTGATGTTGAGATCGAAACTGACCTGTTCAAAATCCTCTTACCCAAACTGACCAACCCTATTGTCGAGTCACAATTGATGCGCCACACCCTCGACCTCTGGCTGCACAAACGGTTCAGAGTTGACACTGATATGGCGACCAAACTCAAGGTCAAAATGCGAACACAAATGGCCAAGACCATCAAAGATTCAGGACATACCCCCAAAGAACTTAGGAGTAAGAAATTCGTTGGTTATCTCAAAGATGCCCTCCCAGACAATGAGCAAGTACCAATGAAGCAAGGCAAACGAGGCAACATACCGGCTCTGGCCAAGGACGATGAAGCCTGTCAGCAACTCGTAGTACACCCCAAGAAGGAAGTCCGTGATCTTGTACTCGCTCGGCTTGCGTGTAGGTCTTGGCCAACCCACATCAAACGAGTTCAAAGTCTCATATCTCAAACTATGGCCAATGGTGGGTTGTTACGAGTTCCATTAACCTATTACCCTGCCCACACAGGCCGGTGGGGTGGTTCGGAAAAGATTAACCTTCAGAATATGGGTGGCGCAGGTCGGCGCGGGACAGGCCACGACCCCCTTATAGGTCAGGTCAAAGAAGTACTTATGGCATTGCCAGGGTGTGTACTTGGTATAGCTGATTCATCCCAAATTGAAGCCCGGCTATTGGCCTGGCTCGCAGGACAGATGGATTTGTTGAACGGGTTCGCACGGGGTGAGGATGTGTACTCAGAATTTGCTACTACCCTGTTCCGAACACCGATACGAAAACCCAAAAAAACCGATTTACCACAACTTGCCCGGTATTTAGAAATCAAACGTGGATTTGGTAAAGACTCTATTCTTGGTTGTGGTTATGGTATGGGTGCTATCAGGTTTCACGGTGACTGTTTGAAAAATCCATCACTCCGTCCTCTATTCGATTCTGGCCAATATGATTTCAAATTCATTGAAAAACTTGTCAAAACATATCGTACCAAATATTCTAAAATACCTGAATATTGGGGTAAAGTAGAACGTGCGTTCAAGCAATGTATCAGGTTCCCCCACCTTGAACCGACTGTTGGGCCAGTAACATTCAGGTGTAGAGATGCCGAGGTTCAAGTTGAACTTCCTTCCAGTAGGGTTTTGTATTATCGCCATTGCCGGATTGATAAGAAAAAGAGTATCAAATATCACGGCGGGGCGTTATGGGGTGGGTCTATCACCGAGAATATAATCCAGTCTGTTGCCCGCGACCTGCTTGGGTTCTGGATATTGGAATGTGAACGGATTGGGTTGTCTGTTGTGTTACATATCCACGACTCGATAATAACACTTATGCCAGAGGATAAGGTTGAAGAACAAAGTAAACTGTTAGATACTGTTATGTGCTCTCTCCCAGACTGGGCCGAGGGGTTCCCGGCTGCGATTGACCCGGTTGTATTGAATAGGAGGTTGGTGAAGTGAAAGATTATATGTTATATCGTAGACGTAATCTTAAAAATTGTGCCCCTGATATGCTTTCAGCTTGTATTAAATATTGTTGGGGATATATTACAGCGAAAAGGAGACGTTGGGCAAAACAAAAATTATATAAGATTGCAAATATATTAGCAAAGGAAGCATATAACAACATTGAAAAAGGAATAAAAGATGAAACCCCCCACCAAAAAACAAAAACTCAATAACTGTTACGAAGCCTACCACCACATGAAGCACGGTACACGACCGACACGGAAGGCCAGGGACGGGTCTATCCCAACTCATCCTGTTGTGCCAGTGCCGGAGTTGCCAGAGGCTAAGGTTCTAAAACAGTGCCTACAATGGTTGAAACGCCATAGAATTATGGCTGATAGGCATACACCAGGAAATATTGGGGTTGGTGTAGGTCATGTTACATTTGGAATAATAAGTGCTGGTGACATAATGGGTATATTACCTGATGGGGTTCACTTCGAGATAGAAACCAAACGAGGTAAGGGTGGTCGGCAGAGTGCTGGCCAACAGAAACGAATGGCCGATGTCCGTGCTACCAATGGGGTGTACTTGGTATGTCACGGTGTGGCTGAATTGGAGTTTTTAATGGGGGGGTTGATATAATGCAACGACCCAGATTACTAACCGAACAACTTATATGTGGGGACTATCTCGATGTCGCTGCGTTAATGGAACCCGACTCGGTTGACTTGGTATTCGGTTCCCCACCCTATGAAGATGCCCGAACCTACGGAATTGACTTCAAACTCAAAGGCCAGGACTGGGTTGACTGGATGGTGGATGTTTACAGGGCGAGTCTGCGGGTGAGTAAGGGGCTGGTGGCCTTTGTCGTACAAGGCAAGACACGGAAGTTTCGCTGGTCCGCAACTCCGGCTCTGCTTATGGCAGACTTACATCGCGCCGATATTCATCTTCGAGATTGTATGTTCTACCATCGGGTTGGTATTCCCGGCAGTGGTGGCCCAGATTGGATGCGGCATGATGTTGAATATATTATATGCGCCACTAACGGCGGGAAACTACTGTGGAGCGACAATAAAGTAATGGGGCATCCTCCAAAATGGCCCACCGGGGGACCACTAAGCTACAGGACAAAAAATGGAGAAAGAGTTAATTGTCTAAGCAGAACAATCACTCAGAGGAAAAAGAACGGCACGACAGAAAAAAGAATTGCTACTCTAAAAGGTAATGCTAACCCCGGAAACTTGTTTAGTGTTGGGTCTGTTGGCGGGGGGCAGATAGGTTCCAAACTCGCCCATGAAAACGAAGCCCCGTTCCCAGAGAAGTTAGCAGAGTTCTTTATCAAATCATTCTGTCCACCGGGGGGTATTGTCCTTGACCCCTTTGGGGGAAGTGGTACAACTGCCTCAGTAGCTAAACAGAACGGTAGGGGTTATATCAGTGTTGATATAAGACAATCACAAATTGAACTAACACAAAGGAGATTAAATGAATAAACCAATGTCACTATCAGCAACATCTATTAGTTGTTTTAAGGCGTGTCCAATGCGATACTACCACAGATATGTCCTCGGCCTCGTACCCGATGAGGACACGGACAGTCAACGAGTGGGTACAAATTGGCATCGGATACATGAGATAGCCGATATGGAACCGGGTGGGGTGTGTGAATGTGACGAGATAAACTTGGCTGCGGGTGATCCAAGTAGTCCCAACCCCAACTGCCCCCTCTGTTCCGGTACAGGGGTATTCCCAGACGACCCAATGGACGCTGTAATTGCCCACCTTAACCAAGCATACGCAACCCCGCCGATTTCCAAGACCATCGAGGAGTGGGAAACAGAACGGATTACACTTCTCTATTCTCTGGTAGGTTATCAATGGTACTATAACGATGCCGAGTACAAGGTTGAACAACTTGAACAGAAGTTTGACCTTCCCCTACGCTCGCCCATCACCGGCAACAAACTCCGGGCCAGATTAAAGGGTAAGATAGACCGTGTGTTCTCAGCAAGCATCGCCAACAGGTTTGTTCACGAATACAAGAGTACCAGTAAGAGCATAGACCCGGACTCGACCTATTGGAACCACCTTACACTTGACACCCAGACCCGGCTCTACACCTACGCTGCTAAAGAACTTGGTTTGGGGATGTGTGGGGTGTTGTACGATGTGTGGTCCAAACCCAAGACCCGGCCCAAGAAACTGACCCAAGGTGACAGTAAGAAGTTCGTGGCCGATGGGATGTACTGTGGGGAGAAGTTTGAAGTAGTATACGAACCTGGTGTTAGTGGATTTCATGTCAACGGTGGACCGGCTACAGTAGAAATTGGAGCCAAACCAGGAACATTCGCCGTCAGAGAAACCCCAGAGATGTACGGGGCACGACTTCTACAGGACATCACCCAGCGACCAGAGTTCTATTTTGCAAGGCGGGAGATAGCCCACACAGCCAATGACATTGAGAAGTTTGAACGGCAACTCTATAATATCTATAAAGGTATTGGGAACATGACTAAAACTGATGGATGGTGGGAAGATGAAAATGCGTGCGAGGCCACTTTCAAGTGTTCGTATCTTGGCTTTTGCTATAACCATATTGATGTTGGGTCGGACGAAGTGCCCGATGGGTTTAGAAAGATAGGGGGTAAGAGATGAAATTAAAACCGTGTCCATTTTGTGGTAGAAAAAGATTAAGATGTGAACCACTTGGTGATTTTGGTGCGGTTGACGATGACCCCATATTATCATTTTGGATTATACAATGTAAATGTGAAGCCCAGGTTGTTACAAAGGGTAAAGAAAAAGCTATCAAGATATGGAATAAAAGAGTTAAAGGAGATAAAAAATGAGGCCAATGCCACCAAGACCAGGAACGGGAGCTAAAAAACCAAACACCAAATTCCAAATCGAACAATGGGACGGGGATAAAACAGGTGAGAAGATAATACTCTATGGAGAAACCGGGATGGGAAAAACTACCCTCGCGTCTATGGCCCCTAACCCCGTGTTCATTGGGTTGGACGATGGGGGACGCAAGCTGAGACACCCCAAGACCGGGGAACTACTACGGCATATTCCTGATGTCAATACTTTTGAGGATGTTCGTGCTGCTTTGAACGCCTGCCTAACTCTTGATTGTGAAACAGTTAATATTGATACTGCGACTGTTCTTGAATCACCATACGCCGAAACCTATGTACTCAAAACCGTACCAGGCCCCCAAAGCTCGATATGTAAAAACTTAGAGGGGTATGGTTATAATAAGGGGACTAAACATCTATATGATGCTATGCGGTTGCCGTTACTTGATTTTGATAAACTTATCGCTGCTGGTAAGAATGTTATAGTCATTTGTCAGTCGGTCAACAACAAGGTTGCTAATCCTGCTGGTGAAGATTTTCTACGCAACGAGCCACGTCTTGCACACGACCGCAAATACTCGAATTTATTGATGTGGTGTGAATGGGCTGACCACATCTTCCGCATTGATTATCAAGGAACGTGGGTGAAGAAAAAGAACAAACAGGATAATTTTGGTAAGGTAACAGGGGACACTACCAGGGTAATCCAAACTGAAGCAGAGACACATTACAGAGCCAAGTCGCGGACATTGGATGAGCCGGTCATATCGTTTAGTACTAAGGATGATGATAGTTTATGGTGTTTACTTTTTGATAAAGGGGAATGAAAGTGTTTGAAGAATTATTGAGAAAAACTGGTAAATTTAAGGAAGAAGATATAAAGGATTCGGCTGAGTTTGTAAAGAGTTTCTATGAAATGGGTAGAAAACACCTTGATGAAATGTGTAAATTACCACCTATTTCTGAATTATTGGGACTCAAAAATAATTAAAAAATAACAGAAACAAAAACAGAAAGGAAAACTAATGGGACTAATCAATCAGAAAAATGTGTATCGTGGTGTAATAGCAGATGCAGGGTTTAGCCAGTCCACTGGTGGCTTCCCCCAGGAAGTCCTCAGTCTTATGGCAGCCGAGGTCTATGACCCAGAAACCGACACTTGGCTCCCAGCCGACCCGGAGGCCAATGAGATAACTTGGTACGGTGTTCTCATTGACAGTAAAGACAAGGAAACCAAAAACGCCCAACAACTCAAAAAGATAACCGGGTGGTCTGGTGCGAGCTTCGTTGACCTGAGCCAAATGAACCTCGTAGATGTACCGATTCAGTTCAGGGTCGAACCCAACACCTACAAAGAGAACACAACCCTTCAGGTTTCGTGGATTGATACCACTGATGCCCCTCCGTTCCGCACGGTTATGAAACTCGATGCGGCTGATGTTGCAGCACTTCAGTCACGCTACGCCTCGGTTCTCGCGAGTACCAAGTCTGCGGCCAAGCCCGTGAGTGCTGTATCAGCACCTAAGACTGTGACTAAGAAACCACATCCTGCACGTGTACCCGCTGATGACGGGGGAAAAACACCGGCTAAACCCAAGGCTACTAAACCGACTGCCCCCAAACCCAAACCAACCGCCCCCAAGACTATAGTTGGTAAGTGTAATGCTGATGAAGCATACACGGCCTGCTACAATCTGAAACGAGATGATGTCACTGATGATGCTCTGAATGGGATATGGTTGACAGAGGTTGCCAAGGTCAACGCAGATGAGTCCAAGATCACGGATGAACAGTGGTTTGTGATTAAAGAGGGTGTGTTGAGACAGGTTAGTAAGGTGTAACAATCCGAAGATGACTACTACCCCGTCAGCTTGACGGGGTAGTTTTTGGAGAATAGAATGGAATTTGAAAAACGTGGGATCACCAAATCTTATTCTACTGGGTCTTATAATAAAATGAACGACACAGAACAATGGATTCGTATTTCCCAAGGTTGTCCAAACCGTTGCCCATTTTGTTACGAACCACCTGAACAAAAATGGTTCTCTATTCCCACCATTGAACGAAACCATGTTAAGATAATGGATATGAATCTTTTATCACAATCTAATGCTATAGATGTTATCGAAAACCTTGGAACAATAAAAGTTAATAATAAGGTTGTGTATTATGAATTGATTTGTGGAATAGACCATCGTTTTCTTACTCTTGAAATTGCTGAAGCCCTTAAAAAATCTCGTTTTGCAAAGATACGCCTCGCATGGGATTTCCACTATCCTGACCAATTCAAAATACGACAGGCTATTAAACTTCTATTAAAGGTTGGATACTCTACAAGAAGTATTGTAGTTTTTATGGTTTGTAATTGGAAAATCCCCTATGAAGAATGTCTTAAAAAACTTTATCTATGTGCAATTTGGTCTGTAAAAGTTGCCGACTGCTATTTTGATGGTCAAGTTTCTCCCAATATAGAACCTATTGGCTGGGCTGCTGAACAAATAAAAGATTTTCGTAAACGAGTTAGAAAACACAATCAACTTGTAAACTTTGGGATTGACCCAGAACTAAAACAACCACAACGACCAAGGTTGAACCAATGACAACCGACTTCCAAGAGCTTCATGACATATACATACGGAACATACAGATGTTCCCCTCCGTGCTCAAGGAGTTATCGAACCAATTGGGGGTGTCGATAACTTCCTTGAGCCGGATTGGGGTCGGCCTCGACCCCGTGAATGAGTACGGGATGTGGGCTTGGGTGTTCCCGGAACGGAACGAGAATGGGGACATAATAGGATTGTTGAATCGGTACGCAGATGGTTCTAAGTTAATGGTCAAGGGGTCTAAACGCGGTCTGATCTATGAGATTAATCATGGGCAAAGAGAATATGAAAAGAAAAACTGGGTTAGAGTTTCCATCGAGTTTCCGTGTTCATTATGCGGGAAAGCTGACGGGTGTATGTATCCTGAAGGAGAATACGAAAACCCAAACGCCATCGTCTGTGTCCATATCTCAGAAGGTTCTGATAAACCCCTGTCACTTGGTTATTTACACATACTTGACAAAACCAGGGCAATTGCCAGAACTGGTGGACACTCAATCCTACACGCTTCCCCCCACCCGGTCTTGGTTGTGGAGGGTGCATCGGATGTTTGCGCAGCTATGGACTTGGGCTTCACGGCTGTGGGACGGCCCTCGGCAGAAGGTGGGACCAAACTACTCCCCAAGCTATTACGAGGCAAACAGACAGTCATCATTGGGGAAAATGATTCAGGGCCGGGACGGGCCGGAATGGAAAAAGCCTTTATCGTACTCAAGGACGGCTGTTCATCCTGTGTCAAAATCCTCCCCCCGGCAGAGGTCAAAGACCTCAGACAATGGAAAATAGCCGGGCTAACGCAACAGGAACTTCTCGATTATATTGAGAAAACAGGTGACTCATCAATGAGTCCTGATATATTCGAGGATGACATAGCATACACAGTGGCTAAGACTTGGCTGAAACAGGACAAGATTGTTGATGGTAAATTGTTGTTGAGAACATTTCGTAAAGGGTTCGTTCAATTCGATGGACATTGTTACCATGACATAGCAGACGAACTAATACACGGCCAGCTATATGACTACCTTGCAAAGAAATCCTTTATCCACGCTGATAAAACAGTTCGGGCGTACAAACCAACCCGTGCTAAATTATATGATATTCTGGATGCTTGTAATGCGTTCTGCCCCATAGAGGCCCAACCCCCGACTTGGCTCGATGACTCTCCCCACCCCGACCCGCAACGGTTGATTACATTTGAGAATGGTATCCTCGATGTGAACGACTATATCAAAGGCAAGGTGACACTCCACAACCCAACTCCTGATTTCTTCACTTTTACCGTTTTGCCATACAAGTTCGATGAAAACCTCAACTCAAAAATATGGGAGGAATTTACTAATGACATTTTTAACGAAGATAAAGATAAGGTTGCGCTTCTGGCGCAATGGTTCGGTTACAATTGTGTGCCCGACCTCTCTTACGAAAAACTTATGTTGTTCACTGGGCGACCTCGCAGTGGAAAATCCACCACACTTGAGGCCTTACAAGCGATGCTTGGAAATAACAATTGCTGTGAAACATCTTTCCAAGCTCTTGCCGGGGCATTTGGTTACCAGCCTCTCATCGGGAAACTCAGTGCTGTTATTGGGGACGCAAAATCGCCTAAGCGTGGTGAAGCGGAAGCTGTTCTTGAAAAGATTCTCCACATCACTGGCGGAGATGCAGTCAGTGTTAACATTAAAAACAAAGCCGCCCTCCCACTCATTCGACTCATGTGTCGGTTTACCATCGCTATGAACGACCTCCCGGCCTTCACCGACCACAGCCGAGCATTGGAATACCGTACCAACATTCTGACGTTCAACAACTCGTATGTAGGTCGAGAGGACAGAACACTCAAACAAAGACTAAGACAGGAAGCTGGGTCGGGCAAGCTAATTAATTTCGCTCTACAAGGATTGGCCTCACTCTACAAAGGTAATGACTTTATTGTGCCAGCAGAATCAGCTATGACTATGAATACATTCCGGGAACTTGTATCCCCCATCGTGGAGTTTACTGATAACTGTCTTGGTAGCGTTGAGAACAATGGTGTACCAGCAGATTACCTTTATGATCTATGGAAGTGGTGGGCCAAACGGGAGGGTAGGAACGCTGGGTTTAAGAGTACGTTCATTCGTAACCTATTGTCAACTATGACCAATGCCCTACAGATTAGGGAGGGGGAAGTGGGCAATATGGATAGGGTTATAATGGGTGTTAAGGTGACAGATTGGGCAGAGAAAGAATATTTGAAAGGGGAATGAAATGTTTAATACCATAGTACATAGAACTGAAAATCATGATTTAGAAATTGCTTCACGTAAAGGATATGAGAACAAAATCAATCAGCTTGAATCAGATTTGAGAAAGTCTTGCACACCAGACCAACTCATATTAGCCAACCACATAACAGAAGAATTTAGAAAATCATTGGTCTTTAAGTATATCTCTGCTGATAATTCACTTATCAATGCTGTGGTATGGAAGTCGTGTAGTTGTGTAGATACACTTGAAATTAGTTTTACACTGAACGGCAAAAACATAACTGTATCTGTACCTGATTTAAGAATGGTTATTCGGGCAGGGGGGAATAAACGGCATATATTAGATGAAATTAAAAATAAAATAAGTAGTGCTATTGCCAACGAATTGACACAATATGTTTTGATGGATGTTGTTGATTTTGCATTGGGGGAATGAGATGATAGATGTTATATGCCCAGATTGTTGGTTTGAATTTAGTCATAAAGAAACAGACGATTTGATATTGTGTCCTGAATGTGATTATGAATTTTATGCGGATGAAAGTGTAGCTGATTAAAATGCCTAAACGATTCCTCATACACAAAACCACAGACCTCTTTACCGGCGAACCAAAGGAATACTACACCCAGAACCCCATCCTGGAAGGGACAGAGTTCAGGGTACAGTACGAGGGCCAGACCTTACGGTTTCGGATGAGTATGCACTACCTAACTGATGAGGTTGTGTCTGTGGTGAAACTCGTTGGTGTTGATGAGCCATGTGCTGTTAAACGACCAAGGTTATAGGAGAATAGAGATGACCAAAAATAACAATGTTCATTTTATGTCATCCCGATCTGATTGGAAAACCCCAAGAGCTTTCTATCTTGGACTTAATCAGGAATTTCATTTTACTTTCGATCCTTGTCCAAGCAAGCCTACTTTTGATGGATTGAGACGAAATTGGGGTAAGAGAAACTTTGTTAATCCACCATACGGTCGTCAGATAGTAGCCTGGATTAAAAAGGGTTATGAGGAGAGTCTTAAAGGGAATCTTGTTGTGTTTCTTATCCCATCAAGAACAGATACAAAATGGTGGCATGACTATATTATGAAAGCAAACGAAATTCGTTTTATTAAAGGGAGGTTAAAATTTGATGGGGCTAAGAATTGTGCCCCGTTTCCAAGCTGTGTGGTTGTGTTTAGGGGTAAACAAAGTGTCACCAAACGACCGAGACTACCAAAGTAGAGGAGGAACCGAAAATGAAACAAGTAAAAATAGCATTTTATGAATGTAAAAAGAAAATACCACATCGCCCCCCTGATGAGATTGACTTCGGATTAGGTTTTAGGGCGGCTTTGAAATGGTTTTTGTCAATGAGAGAACAAGAATTAGGGGATACTCTCTATGATGTTGAAGAAGAACTAAACTAACTAAACTTTTTGAAAGGGAAAAGAAATGAAAAAAAGAACACTACTGTTTGTTATAAGTTGGTTTTTATTATTCCTGTGTGTTACAGGATGCCAACTTGTAGAAGATGAAACCGGAACGCACATCAGGCTATCACCCCAAAGCCACAAAACCATAAGTGACGCAGCCAAAGGTGGGGTCGATTTACTCAGTATATTGAGTATTTTTGTACCTGCATTGATTCCGATAGCGGCTGCTGCTACTACTGGTACTGCTGTTTGGAACCGTATGGGTAAGAAAGTCACCAAGTACAAAACTCCGTTGGAGCATACTGTTGATGTTGTGGAAGCTATCAAAGAAGATAAAAAGTTATGGGCACTGGTTAAACCTTATTTCAAAGGTAGTGCCGAGAATGTATTTTCTTTGCCTTCCGCTAAAACCGAGGCTACTATCAGAGAGATTGTTGATGATAATCAAGGGGCTACGTAATGAAAATGACAGAGTTAAGGGTAGCCCAAGAATTAGGAGAACAAGTGTATAATAATAAACCACTAACCTGTCCCAATTGTACCCAATGGTGTGGACCACTTGACGAGAAACAACCTATGAGTAGTGTTGGTGACATGCGTGAAGTGCTATTCTGCCCCCATTGTGATTTAACTGTGGAATTAAAGGTTACTTTTAGATAATGCACATTATCTCTCGAACACAACTGCTCACCTGGCTCGCTGACCACCCACCAAACAGGGTGGTTCAGCGAGCCTTGGACCGGGGTCGTGTCACAGTACACGGTCTCTATAAAGGCGGTTGGGTGGTCGAGGCCGAGTACCTTGGGCAGAGTTATGTTGTTGGTATCAAGCCTGTTGGGATTGATGGTCGGTTGATATGTGGGTTACTGAAACGAGTACCTGTTGATGACTATGTTGGTGGGGATAGTCCATTGTCGAAAGGGGATAAAGATGAAAGAGTTTAAGAAGTGGTTTAATAAAAATCACCCATTACCTGCTACAATTGAACGTGGTCCTGTTGGCAGGGATTTTAAGAAGGGTTGTAAACAATCATGGAAAGCATCAAGAGAAGAATTACTAAAAGAAATAGATAAACGATTTGTAAATATTATTAAACTTTGCGACCACCCTATGTATGATAAAAATAATATTAAACAAGTAGCTAATAACGCTTGTTCATTTATATATCTATTACAAAAGGAACTAAAAAATGAATGAGGTATTAGAAAACGCTCTTGTAGCCGTGTGTATAACCTATATAATCTGGTGGGTTTTGAAAACCTGTAGGAGGTTGATGAGATGAGAGAATTTAAGAAATGGTATAACCAATTTAATACTGCTACAATGTCACAAACAGAAAAAATGCTACAGCAACGAGCTTGGAAAGCAGCATTGATGTGGGTGTTAAAAGCTGATTGGAATACTCCAGATGAGCTAACTGAATTACTTGCACAAGAACTACTTAACAACTAAACTGATAACAACCCCGATTAACGCAGCCCAAACCATATAACGATACTTGTTCTGGTCTTTAATCCAATCCTTTATCCAGCGAATATCGGTGTGCATCTCGATTAACATAGCATCTCGTTCTTCATCATCCATTATATGTAACCTCCAATGCTTTTGGGAACATCCTCTGTCTCTATGGCCTTGCCAATCTTCTCAATCTGCCGAACCGGGACACCCTTCATAGTTCCTATACTCAATATGAGGTTCCGAGTAGCGGCCTTAATTTGCACTTCGGCCTTATCTTCTTCACCGGCCAGGTAAAACGCTGCGGCCTTGGTTGTCTGACCAATACCCAAAAAGAACTTTTCCAACGTACTGGTAGCCAAATTGGAAATAGGTTCCCCCTCGAACTTCTGTTTCTCTCCTGCCAATATCCTAAAGACATTGCCCACGACCCGGTTCATATAACCACCGACCACACTAACCATCACAAGGGGCGCGGCCACCATAGCCCCAATATAATCCCAAACCGATTTGCGTTTTCGCCACAAGGCATGGCCAACGAAAGTCCGTATCAAGGCTGTCATCATTTGGCTACCAATTACTGCACCATAAACCTGTGACCACTTTGCTTTATCTGCTGTTGTTTTCTTACCTATCTTATACGTTTCGTTGGCCGTACTCAACATCATAAGTGACTTTTCAAAATACGACCGAAACAAAAATGGTAATCGTTTGATACCACGTTGGGATGTGTTAATTGACTTGTTCCACTTGTCCCAACTTGGTTGGGTGTCCCATAACTCCTCGGCCTTGTCACTGACCGCATCCCAGTATTCAGGGGAACCCTTTTTCAACTGAGTTGTATCCTCCACAAAAGCCTTGGCCACCTTCCAACCCTGACCAAATGCAGCGAGGTCAGTCATTTGGGCCGCGATACCAGTCTTGTTAAGGTCAGCACGTTTACCAGTAAGCAATCGTAATGAAGCATCGAGTTGTCCAGTCTCGGCCAGTTCCGCACTCTGTCCACCAGCACGGTTTCGCATCCAAACTACAGGATTGTGTTCCAGCATTTCCTTGATTAACTTGGGTGTTGGTGGAACACTGAGCAATGGAACATACTTGGGGTCAACCACACCAGCATAATGTCCTGTTGACATATACTGAGAAAGGATAACTTCTGGAGAGAAGTGTAAAACAGCCCGGTATGAACCATGTAAAATCTTAGATACTAATTTATCAGCACGTACTGTAGAACTTTTGGGGTCTTGCACCCATTCGATAAGCTGTTTGAGGTTGTTCCTAACATCCCCATAACCTTTGGATTCTAACTCCGTTATAATGGGTTCATAATTAAGAACCATATTCAACAAACGCAACTCCTCAGCCATACCAACATACTCGGCCACAGCATACTGAACCGAGAAGAACTTACTAAAAGCATCCCCAACAATCAATGCACCTTTCGGGCCTTTGCGGGGCTTGAGAATACTTTTGTTTTCAAGCAAAGAAATACTGTACGTCCCCTTACCTTTAATACGCAACGGCCTATCGACATTCAAATGCCAGTAGTTTTCTTTATCAGCCAATTTCTCAGGGACTTCTGGATTAACACGACTGTGAGTATAATTCAATTGGGGTGCATTATATTCATCTGATATTTTAACAACAGCATCCGCAAATGCTTTTGCTTTGGGGTCATTAGTTACCAAATCTAACAATGGTTGGAGTTGTTCTTTGGTAAGGGGGCCAGTTTTCTCACCGAAAATTTTCAGACCTGCCTTTTCAATGTGGCCCATCCCCTCCTCTTGCTGGGCACTCAAATAAATATCAAGCAACTCTGCCATAGACAAACTGAATTGTTTGTCATTTAATTTCACAGTGTGTTGTTTGGTCTTTGGTTTACCAACCAACTCACGACCACGCTGAATCAGGGTCAATCGTGGGTCTAACTGTTGACTCATCTCGGCCAAGTCATTCGGCGTAACCTTGGCCTTGTCCAGTGCTGCATTGAGTTGGTCAACCCCACCCCGGAACACAGACGAAATCCTATGGATACTCCTGCGGTAATTAGTGACACCAACTTCTTTCAACAACCCGTCTACTGCCCCACCTATTTTACGAATCAAGTGTGGGATACTTAGGTTGTCTATTCCAACACCAATTGCCTTGGCAGTTTTTAACAACCCACGTTTTCGCCTTTGGCCTTTACGGGTTATTATCTTTGGTTTCTTTTTGGCCTTGCCCTTTAGGTTCTCAACCTCGGCTAACACCCCTTCAAAAAACTCCTCGGTTTTGACTTCCCTTGTTCCTATGAACAATGTCTTTTGGTAATCCTCTGGGGGCAACACCCCGGCTTCCCTTGCTTCCCCCTGTAGCGCCACGACCAGTGCTTTCATCTCCTTGGGAGTCATCCCCTTCATCGAGGTCTTACCAATCGTTTGCTGCATAAAGTCCCGGCGTTGGGCCTCGCCCCACCCCAGTTTCTTGGGGAGTTGGTGGCCAAGTTTCAGGAGTTTCCTACGGGACATCCGGGGGGGTTTGGGTTGTATGGGTTCTGGTTTGGTTGGGATGAGGTCAACTATTTCTGAGGTTTCACCACGTTGACCTATTGTGATAATACCGTCATAGCCCGCATATGTAATAGCTTTGGACAACTCTGTTCCGGTTTTGTTACCAAACGCTTTTGACAACCGTGCTTTCCAATTATTCTCATCGTATGCAGTTTTTTGTTCCCCTGTATTAAATTCAACTACCAATGGATTCTTGAAAGTAATCTCCCCGGAAATCATATTTTTCATTGGCTCGAAAGTCAATGGTTTAGTTTGCATAAATTTACCAGTGGGTTCTAAATGTTGTTGAAATCTCTCACCCATATCTGGAGCTTTTTGGGTATTGCGTATATATTCAAAAGTGACTGATTTACCTGTTTCAAATTCTTTTCCCCTCTCTGTTGTTTTTGCCTCCCCTACCCCCTCTACGACCTCCGCGACCGGAGGTTGGCCAGCCACCGCCTCAGACGGAGCTGGAACGGCCTCTGGCGTGGGTGTTACCTGTCTTAGTTCGGGATAAAAATACTCATGCTTTGCTGCTTCTATAGTGCCTTGGAAATGCTCCTTAGCAGATTGTTCAGATACATCCATATAAACCATTTTACGGTCGGCGGTTGTTTTTCCATACGCCCCCTCATAAAAATTTAGAGCATACCCAAAATCAGTAGTAAACCACCCACCAGTGCCTTTGTCATCTTGCCCAAAATCTTCAATATCGCCTTGTATTGTTTTGGTTCGGACCCCGGTTTCTGCTCGATACAAACGCACCATACCTTCTTTTACGGGGGGTAATCTATAAAGTGTACGCCCATAAGAAAAACCACCCATAGGTTCTTTTACAGGCTTAAATTCTACTACTTCCCCCACCGCTTCAGGTGGGGCTGGAATGGCCTCTGGCACGGCTGCTACCCCTGCCCTTAATGCTTCAACTTCTGTGGGAGTCTGCCCTTCTTCTAATAACCTAAGTGAAAATTCTGCAATCTTCCGTTGCCCAGGATTTTCAAAATCATCTGCTTCTAATTCTTCTCTCAATTCCTGTATTTGTTGGTCTACACTCTTTTCCTCTGGCTCAGTTATGGCCTCTGGTGCAGCTACACCCGGTTCCTGAACCTGACCTCTACCCTTAACAGCCCCGGCCACTCCACCGGCTACACCGGGTATCAGACCTATCATAAACCCAAGGTACGCCTCCTGAGCACGCCTGTCGATGAACCCAGCGACCCCATCAGGAACACTCTTATCATACACCAACTTGGCCGTTATCTCCCCCCACGCACCCTGTGATAGCTCCTCCAACCCTTCCTGGGCCGCGACCTTGATAATATCCCATGTGGCATGTCGTAACCCCCGACCGGCTACCTTCTGCACTGTACGATTCAACAGGGCGTTATACGAACCCTTACCGATTTTGAGTAGCCCTTCCAACTGCATCTTCTCAAGGGCAGCAGACACAGAACCATATATGGCATACGCTATGGCTGCATCGCCCTCGGATGCCCCATCCTGAATGGCCTGGTCAGCAGCCTGTTGGCCCTCAGTCACATACATCATCCCCATTGCGAGATTGGGGTGACCGGCTAAGGTGAGGATACCAGCATTGACCAGAATAGGCATAGATTCAGCAACAGCTATACCCAATTTATCAGGGTTGGTGAGAAGGTCAACAAAGTTTTTAGGTGGATCAGATTCCCATTCCGGGTGATTCTGCTCGATTATCTTGCGCCCAACCTTGTGTAGTTCTGCTGGTTTGCTTAACCATTTGGCTACCTTATCAAAGGTTTGTTCTGTATCAGCCATCCGTTGTCGAAGTGCGGCTTGGCGTTCAGGGTCGATTTCTCTAAGAACCTCACCAGCTATGACAGCTTGGCTGGCAATACTATACTGTTTAACAACCATCGCAGGGGCACGTAGGATGGCCTGTCCAACAGCCATCTCACCCTTGGCAACTGCACCCACAGCCCGCTCTGGGAACGAGGCACGAATTATTTCATCCCCTTGTTCCCAATCAGTACCACCAGAAACAAGTTGGTCATTTTGTTCCCACTCTGTTGACATTATTTTTTAACCCTCGTTTGACCGTCAGTTCCAATATATTGTGTACCGGAAGGTAATGAATCATATTCAGTTTTAGTTTTTGGGGTTGGTAATTTCCGGGCGGCAGCTTTTCGTTTAGCAGCAAATTCTTTGATTAACAAAGCACCACCTATTGGAGAAAGCATTTGGATTTTTTGCCTTACCGAAAATTTAGGTTTCAAAGCCTTGGCCATAGGTGATATAGGTTGACCTTGTGCCTTACGGGCCGCAATATCAAGTAGTTTGGCATCATAGGTTCGGGACATAAAAACGTCTGGGTCGTTTGCTTTGAGTTGTTTCCATGTTTTAATAGTATGTTTACTACCTGACAAAGCCTGGTCCCATGCCAAATCAAAAGCCTTTTTCTCAGTAGTATTCATATCGGTATCATAACCATACTTAGCTCTTACGCCGAAATATTGTTCCTTCAGTTGTTCTGGGTCAGAATATTTACGACTTCCTTTACCCCATCCCCAAGGGTTGACTATCGTTGATTCAGCAGCTTCTCCAAACTCTTTAACATATGATTTGAACTCGCTGGGCGTAAACCGTCCACGTTGTTCAGTTGGTTGCTTGGGGAACATAGCCTCGACTGTCCCTTGGGGAGCTACCAACTGCATCATAGCCTTTACTCCATTATCGGGGTCAATCTGACCGGATGCCATACCCTGTTTTATATCATCGAGTTGTAGTCTGGTCGATGTGAATTTGAGTTTGCCTTCATCATATTCCTGTTGCATTTGGGCTATGGCATTGTTATGGGCTTCCTGTGAGAGACCATAACCCTTGAGTGTTTTTTCTCTACGTTTATAATATTCTTTGAGTTCGTTTTGGTTCCTATCAAGAACAGTAAGGGGGTCAATACCAGCCCCTTGTGAAACAACAGGCGCACCTGGTGTACCTTGCCACTGACCTGTCTCTGTGATAGGTTGGCCCCAATTGGGTTTGTATTCGATTGTGCCTTGTTTCCCGTAATTGAAAGTTTGTTTTATTGGTTGTATAGGCATTATATCTCCTAAACTGTTCCGTCATGTAAAACTTTATAAGTTGTCCCACCTATATTTAATTCAATATATTGATTCCCCGCCCCCGCAGAACCAGAACCTCCAGTAGTTCCATCACTAACACCCACATCAAAATCTGCACCACCTTCATCAGTAAATGCTAATGTACAAGGTACACCAGTTTTAACCCATACCTGCCCAAACCCAGATATATCCGTATTTGCAGCAGCTTTTTCAGTTATAAACAGTGTAGTACCTGTTTCAAGTCGTATTGCATATTGTACCGAGGCTAATCTGGTTATAGTTAATTGTGTGCTACCGAAACACCCAAGAGCTATTTGTGCTGAATTATTGTTACCACCAATAATATTTATTCCACCATTTGAACCATGTTCATTGCCATATAAATTAATGTAAGCTCCCCTGGTGTTGCTCGCGGCCCCGCCACCACACATGGTAATACTTGAATCATCACTTGCATCTGATGTATTGGTACGAATAAGTTTTTCAGCAGAAAAAACTAAATCATCACTTAAAACCACACCAGAAAATATTGGGTTATCTCCTGTTCCAACTCCTATCGAAGTTCTGAGGGTTGCCCCTGTTTCTTCTGCAAACGTCCCCGCACCAGTTCCTACCAGTATCCCAGAATCCTGAGTGAACTCAACGTCTTTAATATATTGAGTGTGGTCGTCATCCAGCAAGCCAGTTAATCCACCATGTTCTGTAACACCTACGCTTGTACCAGTTTTCCATAGAGCACAATAATCAATAAAGAAATCATGTGTTGCGTTACCTGCCGATGAATGATAAAAACGTAGCCGTACTTCACCTGAGTTAATATACTGTGCTGCACTTGCTACAGTTATTGCTTTGAATACAAAATCTCCTGAACTATCATCTATGTCAGCAAGGATAGTGGTAAAACTCGACCAGTTAAAAGGAGTTTTGTCCAAGTCTATCCGAACTACATGGGCAGGATTACCATCATATGCTGTGTGTATTTGAACTTGGTTAAAGTCTGTAACTCCGGTAAAAACCGCTTGTATATCAAACCCAGGAGTTGCTGATATTTCATCAGTATCATAACTATCAGCATCGTCAATAGTAGCAACCGAGGCATCATTTCCACCAGCGTCACCACCTGCTGTTCGTGACATTACTGGATTATACTCAACAGGTGTTACCAAAACTATCAATTCTGACAAAGCAGCCTCAACATCCGTTGCATCAAATTGTGTGGCTGAATCTTCAACCCCAACTAATGAAGCTCCTTTGGCGTTAGAGGTAGAAGCAAGGTCTGACCTCAACGTATCAGTGTATAACTTAGTGGCCTTCTCTGTTGGAACCGCACTATCTGAATCTCCACCCATAGTCCCATCAGTAGAAAACTCAGTAATTTTATTAACCACTTTAAGACCAGCTACTTCAAAATCTGTAGCACCAGTGTGAATATTCTGTGGAAGTGATAATGTAATTGTACCAGCACCAGGAGTAGAAATGATTTGATTAGTTGTCCCCGTTATCTCAGCAAGTACTGGGTCTGCTCCGACTGATCCTATAGGTATTTTTCCATTTGCTGCAACACCGAGCGGAGTAATAGCACCAGTTCCAGACCCCAATAAGATACCATGATCTGTTATAGTGGCTAATCCAGTACCACCATTAGCAACTATGAGTGGTATAGCAAGTGACTCCAAATCCTTACTGGCATCTAAACCCAGTATGGTTGAAGCAGTATGAGACGCTATGTTTATAATAGTACCAGTAGTACCAAGTATTATCTTATTAGCTACCCTTTGTACATCAAAGATTCTTGCCATTAGAACGTTGGCCCCCAAAAGCCAGTATTGGTTGTCATTATTCCTACATTGCCTGCTGGTGCAGCTACTAACTCAAACGCACCAATATCCCAAGTGCTTGTTCGAGAAGTTCCTGCTATGTCGGGGTCGCCTAATCCATCACCAAACGGGTCATCCACCCCATTGCCAACAGAATTAGCACTCGCTTGCAATGTGAAGTCTGCAAGAGTCCTGTCACCATTGTCTGGGTCGGTTAGTTCCTGAGTCCAATCACTATTAAGAGGGTCTTGATTGCCGGATGTACTATCATCGTCATCATCACAGCAGTTTACAATCGAGTTGAATGTACCAAAGAAATCGTTATCATTATTGCCTACTATACAACTACTTACATCAACTGTACCATTGGCTCGATGTATGCCGACCGTGCAGTTATAAACAGTACAATGGCTTATCTTGACGGCAGTAGAATTGCCGATGGATATACCTCTGAAATCATTATCAGCGGAGATGAAAAAATCATAAACAACAGTATTGTATATTCGAGCGGTTATGTTATTAGAGTTAAACTCTATACCATATCCACCCCCTGTTCCACTAACTACGCCTCTGAAAATACAGTTACTTATAAATACAAGAGTGTTTGCCGGAGATGAGCTATAATGTAAACCTCTTCTTGAATTGGTCGATGTTTCTGTGACTTTGAATTGAATCTTATCAAAATAGACATTGCCACCTCTACATTCTATCATCCAAGTAGCACTGTCGTCATTGTGAAGTAGATATTTGGCCTCGTCCCATTTACCATCAGTTGGAAAATCTCCACCATTACCCGAATCACCAGTAACAAGTATATAACGAGTGGCATCAGTAACGTGCCCGTTCCAACGAAAAGTCGTAGTATCATCACCACCAGAAGAAGCACGGCAATTAACAACAAATATTTCGTCTGAACCTGTAAGGTCTTTACCTTCGGCAGCCTCAAAAGCACTTAGTGAATTATAGGCGTTTGTCCAATCTACACCCGTACCACCACCACTTGCATTGGGGTCAACATACCATTGTACTGTTGCAGCCACTATGCACCTTTATCCGTTATTGTTAAATCGTTAATGCTATTCACAGTCGTTATATCACCAGAATTAGTAGAAATCTTGAATCGACTCTTGTAAAATGACGTTGTTTGTTTATACCTATTATCTGCTTTGGAACCAGGTACAGCAATTACTCTAAATACTTTTTTATTAAATCCTCTTGCCTTTGGCCCTGTCCAAAAACCAAGAGGTCTGGTTTCAATAACATCGCCACGCTGATATTGTCCTGCAACTTTTTCAGGGAAATATTCATCTTTTTTAGTATACTTAGTTATTTCTCCAGATGTTAATTTATTCATCCAATGGTCTGTATCATAAATTAAAAATTCAACTCCAGCACTTAACTTATATTCCGAATAAGGAAACGGAGCGGGGCTTTTGATAACAAACTGATACATATACATTGTCCGTTCCCATTGTTCCTGTTCCTGTGTATATTCCCAAGGTAAATGTTTCTTACATACTTGAAATATCTGTTGGCGTTTTTGCATAGTATAGTTATGAAAAACATCATAAGTATTTGGACCAACATCAATATGACCATTTATACTAATATACGTCAACTGATATGCAGGTGCAAATAATTCATCAAATGGTTTGAAAGTTATTGCCATTATATTATCCAGGTATTGTATAACCGGTTACTGATACACTAACATCTCCTGCACCTTCTGTAATTACTTCTAAATCACTATCAACCCCTAACACTATTGGGGCGTTTTTAGGTAGAGTAATAGCTACACCACCACCTGCCTTTAACCAAAATTTACCAGTTAAAGCAGTGCTATCTTCCTCTTGTAATTTAACCCATAGTTCTGCGTCAGAAGATATAATATAAGATTGAACTACTATTATTGTGCTCGCTGCACTTGCATGAACAGCATTACCTTCCCCTGAAGCATCGGCACTATCAAAAACAGTTTGAAAATGTTGAGGTTCTACACCCACCAAGAGACGACCATATTGATCGGCTAACATTCTGACAGCATCACCATCTTCAACTACTGCTGGTTTGGTACTATCATAAGCAGCCATTACCTGTGGCCCATCAGACGATGCAGCAGAATCATGTACTGCATCCCAATCGTCTATAATACCTAATGATAATACCCCATCATCATCAGTTGCGATAGTGACTCTTTGCACACCAGTACCGTGTACTCCTTCGTCCATCGTTATAGCAGTACCGCCCATTTGGGCAAGATTGGTAACAGTGGAAACTGTAGTAACCGTACCAGCAACTATGTCACATTGCATGTGGGTTGCCGATACTGCTCCTGCGATAGTAGCTAAGTGTGCAACACTATCATCATCAGTTGCGATAGTCACTCTTAGTTCTGTACCATCTAAAGCACTTTCTCCTACTCCCGCGTCTGTACCAGCAAGATTAAGATTGACATTACAAAAATTACTATCATCCCAATCATCAAGTATTGATAGCGATGCCGCCATAGCATCACTATTAAAGTCTTGTGTCCATAAAGCACCCTCAGCAGTTCCCCGCAAACCTATCCAATCACCTTCCACAGGAGTTACTGTAGTAAGTGCATCATCACGTTCTATCATTATAGCACTACCCACTTGTGGGTTTGCAGTAGTAACATCTTCCGTATATTCTGTTCCACCACCCCCGCCAGTAACGTGCAACGCCCCTGTACTACCCACACGTAAAGGAACAAAATCACCATCGGCAGGGGTTAGGGTAGTTAATGAATCATCACGAACTACCAAAGCCATAACACCAACATCATTAGCACCGATAGCTACGTCTCTGGCTTTACCAAGATTGGTTGCACCTGTTAACGGTACTATACTGGTAACATCTACATCACCAATATCAATACCAGAGTTAGCAGTAAGTTTACCTATACCGGCTGTTCCCGCAGCTAATTTACCAATCTCATTAGTCCCTGCTGGTAGAGCCTCTCCAAACTTAATGTCACCGATATACGTTGCATCGGATATATCACTGGCCGGTGCGACCGTTAGAGCATTGGCTTTAGCTGCCTGGTTTACTCTTATAGAACCAGTACCGTTAAGCGTACCATCTATCAATTTAACAAATTGAACTTGACCTTGTGAATGTGACCCGTCCACTTGAATATCATCAGAGGCTACTGTTTTACCAGAACCTTCGGTTATGTCAACATTATCAGCCATGTTTTCTCCTTATGGTGAAGCATAAGTTAATGCCAGTAAAAGACCCATAGGCATACCTGCTTCTATTGGTATTACTACCAAAGCAGTAATATAAAATTGTGTGTCATCAGAAAATAAAACAACATCCCCATCCGAGTTCTTAATCCGAATAGTATCTGTTATGTCTAAACGACTATTAGCATCATCCCAATTGAGGTTGGTGTTATTCTCACTCAGTACACCATTATTGTCAACAAATATTATTGAATTATCAGTTAGGCCAGTCAGTGTCAACCCTACAAAAGTAGGGCTACTCCCCGGAGCAAGCCCCTGGCCTATCACCCGACTGGCAAGGTCATTTATGATAAACTCAAGGTTGAGCCAATCATGTGCAACTAAACTATATTGTTCTACGCTCATTGTTAAAATTGCATAGTGCTGTATGCACCACCAGAACCACCACCACCCCTGTTTCTTACATCAAATTCACTCATAAATTGAGATAATGACTTACGTTGCTTGCGTTGCCCCTGAATGGATACGTTTTGTGCAGCCACTTGTCCTTGTCGTTGACCAACATAACCCATATAAGGGGCATATGTTGGGTCTTGGGTCGTAGCTAATGTCTGTGCTCGTTGGCCACGCAAACCAGATAAACTCTGCAATGCCTGAGTTAAAAACTGAGTACGAACATCTTCCACACCAGCAAGACCTTGGGCCAAATCTCTTTTAACCCGCAACCCTGTCCCCGTTGCCAACGACCCACTACTCATCCCGGTTGACACTTGGGTGGACAACGCCTCGGCCTGGGCTTGCCTGGCTTGTTCCTGTAACAACATGGCTTGACCCTTGCCATATCCGCCACCCGGTTGGAACATCTGTACTGATTCCTGTAAAGGTTGTTCAGCAGAACCAAACATTCCCTTTGCTTCTCTCTGAGTACCCAACCATCTTTGTAAAGCTGATTGGGCAACATCTCGACCATAACTTTGTTGTGGGTTATATGATACTTGTACCATTATTTACTCCTTCCAGACTCTTGCATGTCTGTATCTATTTTTTCCATACTCCAACTTGATGCAACTGAGTCGTTGGATAATTTTATCCCAATCGCCGCAGCCTCTACATGCTGCCTAATTGACGGGAGTAATTTATCAACTGCAAATGTTTTTGATACTTTAGGTGATTCGTCATCAATAACATTCTTTATTAAGTGTTGGGCTGTAAGACCAGAATATACAGAAGCCGTAATAGAATCGGTGTCTATGCCTGTACTAATGGACAACTCATCCAAACTCACTTTGGCTCTTATGTTTTGGCCGACTATTGGCCCTAACAAAACTTCACTCTCTATGGCCACAGTACCATCATCAGATTTTTCAGTTTCATCCCATTTACGAATATAGCCATCGTTACACCCAGCCAATAAAGTTCGCTGGGATTTGACTCTTGAATCAAAATAAGCCAGAATAGTGGGGGTATGTGCTTCCTGATATTCTTCAGGAAATACACCACCTGTTCTCAAATCCAACCAAAATATGGCACTCCATACTCCATCATTTTGACTAACTGAAATTTCTATACCATAGTTGTCCTTATCGTATTCCATTACCACTCTGTCGGTTCTTCTGTTAAGCCCTAAATTAGAAATCAATTTGGGCAGATGTTCTTTAGTAAGGTTGGTAGGTGGCTGACCTTCAATTATAGCAGTCGCCGTGAGTCCATATATTCCATCACTACCCATAAAGTATAGGTTATTTTTGTCATCCCAACAGTATGACTCATCACTAAAGATACCAGTTGTATCAGATAAGGTAGTGAAAAACCCACCCTTGGCGGGGTCTGCTCGCATCACAAACATATTATTTTGGCAACCAAACACCATAGTGTTACCCTTATAAGGTATCATAGCTATAAGTTGGTCGCCAACCAATCCTGCCTTCTTGGTTGCCTGACTATTCTGGGCCGAGGCCACATCATCAACCACCAAAAGAAGGTCAAGAGGGTCATTAATTCGTGTGGCAAACCACTGATGGGGGTTCTGGATACTGTTCATAAAAACCCTGCCCCAACACAGGGCCATAACATTAGACCCTCCATCGGGGAATGTACCAGTAGATAACGTCCAGTTTAACCAATGCGGTGGAGCAACTATTTTGGCTGCATCGGCAGGTGTTACTGTAGCCCCTGAATCGGCCCCGGTTATGATTTGAGATGCTACGAACTCGGTTGTAGTGGTTCGGTATATCAAACTCCAAACTGTTGCCCCACTTCCAACGTTCTCATCGAAGATTCCAATAGCCCCACTCACAGCCTGTTCCACCACTTCGCCTTGGGTGAATGTCCCGGTGACTGTGCCGACTATGCGCGTATTGATGAAATCTAACTTGTGAAATCCGCTATCAGCCTTAGTTGCAGAATACGCTCGCCCGTCCGCGAAGTAGAGCTTCTGGTATGCAGGCTGTACGGCCACCTGTCCCGATGTATCTAAATCACCGGCTGTGAATCCGTGACCTGCTGCTAACACTGTTAAACTTGGCATCAAGCATCTCCAAAATATTCATCAATCACTTCTTTTACACCACATAAAACATTATGCCTTTCTTCACATCCAGCACCTTGATTTCTTATTGTTTGTTTCTGTGCTGCTATTACAGCTTCAAGATGTTTGATTCGTTCCTGTTGAACTTTGTTTTGTTTATATAACCGTTGTAAGGTAAAATCTTCTTCCATCAAGCATCTCCAAAGTAAATCACTTTATGGCCTAAAACCACTACACGGTTTTTCAACCTTCCACCACCTGTGTACTCGAAGTCATCTATATCCACCCAACCCACTGTCGGTTGCCACACCAAGTCCGGGTCATAATCAGACCTACGAGTAGCTATGGTAAATGATGATTCCTGTGAAATAAAAGTCCAAGTGTCACCTGTTGTTGTCAATTCACTTACATCATCGTAAGTATCAACACGCCATTCATAAATAGAAAAATAAGCCAATAAATCCTGTATAGCACCTGGTATAGCAAACTCTAAATCATAAGTGTCGTCTATGTGTACCCAACTGTCACCAGATAATCTAAAATATATTTGATACTGAATAGCCATTAATCTGGTGCTTCCCACTGTAACTTTTTAAGTTGGTCTTTTCCTGTTATTTTTATATCTTCCTGGTCATCTGTTGGTGTTGGGTTCTGGGCCTTGCCTGGTGCATCACTACCATAAACTCTAAAATTCATATCATTATTAGTATTTACAGCACCCCATGTTGAACCACTGTTACCACTACCTACGCTACCACCAGCCGCGTAACCAGCACTCCCATACCCAAATGGAGCATAATAATTACCACCATCTGCCCCTGCTGCACGACTAACTATAGCATACTGTGTAGCGTCACTTGACGCATAAGGTGAAACAAAATTATATATATACCATGCCAGCGTAGGCAGTACAGAAATTACTGAATCTGATACAGTAACGCTGGCTTTATCATCCCCTGATGGTTTTCCATCAGTAGTCTCACGAATACTTATAGTTATATTTCCGGGTGAGCCGAATCTCCACCCATATAAAGCAACACCTGTGATGGCATAAGCCGAAGTCGTAGTAAAAGTTTGTGCCCTCCAAAATACGGTACTGTTAATGACAAACCCTGTCCCATCAAAAGTTTCAAATAATTCTTTTAGTGCC